ATATAAATAAAAATAAAATTAACTTTGATTTACCACCATTTTCAAAAAAACATTAGGAGAAAGATATGACATTTAAAATAGAAAAGAATATACCAATACGCAGATTTAACTCACCTTTTTGTGAGGCCCTAGATCAATTAGAAGTTGGAGATAGTATTGGAAAACTAACAAAAAAAGAAGCCTATAAATATAGGCCAAACTTTTATACACCAAAGTTTCGTGATCGCAAATTTACTTTTAAAAAAGAAGATGATAGTACATATCGAATATGGAGAATAGCATAATGTATTTACTTGAAAGTATTGCTATAATAATTTTTACAAAAAATGAGTAATAATTTTATTGTTAAGGGAATGTTTTATATGCAAGACGCAATAGAAGTAACCCATGATGAACTTGTTAAAGAATTTGAAAGGAAAGTAAAAGAAAAAAAAATATTTTTTGAAGTAACTAATCCTAATGTTGAATCTAAAGGAGTTAATGTTTCTGATATTGTTACAGAATACAATAGACTTAAAAAAGAACTACGCTATTGGCAAGACATAGTAGCAAGTAGTATAAGCTCGGACGCAAAAAGAGGACGCAATGGCTAGTACCTGGACAAAAAAAAATAAAATAGAACCCATCCAAAAGAAAACATCAATAGGCAATTCAAGACTCAGTCATGGTGCTGGCACTAACAAAAACAAAAAGCGTAAAAAGTATCGAGGTCAAGGATGAGCTTTGAAAGAGGATTGATTGAACTTAAACGCATCGTTGATAAGCTTGAATCAGAAGACATAGATCTTGAGACAGCGGTCGCAGATTTCGAGAAAGGTATGAAAATTCAACGATACTGTAAGAAAAAATTAGATGAGGCTACTCTTCAGGTAAATTATCTTCTAAAGGATCAAGATTTAAAGCCTTTGCATACTCATCAGTATTCAAAGTCTCCTCAACAATCTCCTGGCCCAACTGATTCTCTAGACTTTTCTGATCTGGAATAACATCTTCTTCTTCTACCTCTTCCGCTGATCCCAAGACAATCTGATGTTCTTGTACAAGTTCCTTGAGCCTAATCTCTAATTGATTCCGGCTCATGCTATCAATCTTATGTATCTTCAGCTCCTTCTTATCAATCATAAGCCCGGCAAGTTTTGCCCTGGCAATCTCTGCTGTTACAGCTGGGCCATATGATCCATCCGCCAATGCTACATCGCGGATGTCGGCAAGCTTGGTCGCAATGCCCTCATAAGTTATTTCATTCTTCTTGCGCTGAATCGCTTTCAGAGATCTAATCCTTTCTTGCACATGGGCATACTCTTTATGATTCAACAACCTCGTTGCTGCTACACCAGGATTTTCGTACCCAGCAAAATGCGCACACTTAGTCTGCTTATAGTCTTGATACACCATGAGATCCACAAAGGCCTCTTGTCGTTTCGTTAGTTTCTTTTTTTTAGTTTCACTCATACAAATATTCTACCTTACAATCCTTGTTTAAAATTTGTTTATCCTTTGTATCTCTAGAGAACCTATCTCTCCTACAGATAAGGTGTGTGTATACACCTTTCTATAGTTCTCTATAGAGATGCACATGCGCACAGCCGCACACCCTTGTAGCCATGCACCTTTCAGCGATGCATGTGCGTATGTGCAGGCATGTGCAATTGCACAACTGCACAGACCCCTAAATCGCATAGGAATGCGCCTTTCGAGAGGGCATGTGCAATTTGCCCTTTCGCCGTTGCACAGGCGTTTACACACATCGATTGTGCAATTGAATGTACACTGCAATATACATAACACCCTTGATTTATTTAGTAACATTTGTTTAATCATCTTTCATCTCCACCTTTAACTCTGCAAATATTCCCATTTCCATTTCTATCCTTGCCTTGGATAACTCGATATATTCCTTGTTAAGTTCTAACAAAATTGCGTTTCTACCATACGATGCTGCAACAATCCCTGTTGTTCCAGAACCACCAAAAGGATCAAGCACTGTGCCAGCTTTAGTTTCATTGGTTTGGCAATCGCATTGTTTTTGTAATCCATGGCCGTTTATTTTTTTAGATTCTACTGCATCAGATTTTAATTCATATGAGGTTAAACAATTATCAATCTCTGTAAACTCATTTGACCAATCATTAACAAAATCTCTTACTTTTATCCAATCATCAATGCTTGGATATGCAAATCCAGATTCATCATTTCTAAACCAATGTTCTATTTTAGTTAATTTTATATTGGTATTTTCGGCCAATGTTTTAGCGTTTGTTTTGTTTCTAATAAAATTTACAAATACAGATTGTTTCGGTAAATTATCCCTAACTTCAATTAATTTATTTCCTCTGTTAGCGTGTAAGCCCTGTCTGTTTGATGCTTCAATTTCTTGATTACCATATTTGCCATGTGTATTACTGGTGCTTGATGTTTTGTCGATGTATTCATAAATAGGTTTATTAATATAAGGCTCATCACACTCAACACAAACTTTTTTAGGGCAACCAGCTAACACGCATGGCTTAATAAGATCTTTAGGAAAGGTAGCAAAGTGTGCGCCCTTAAATGGCCTGGTTTGAATGGTCCATACAGAACGCTTATTTCTTTTTGGATTAGATCCGATTTTAGATAAGCCACCTCTAGTGTCCATACCAAATTCACCTTTGCCTTTTTTAATACTTTTGGGTGAGTTTGGGCCTTGTGGATATTTAGCATCCTCTTTAATTGCTTCATTATCGTAGTAATACTTCTTGTTCTTGCTCAACAAAAATATATATTCATGTGCTTTGGTACATCTATCTTTAACGCTTTCTGGCATAGGCGCAGGTTTTTGCCAAATTATATCCTGGCGTAAGTACCAACCATCAGCCTGTAAAGCAAATGCTACACGCCAAGGTATTCCAATTAAATCTTTTGGCTTGATTCCTTTGCTTGGCTTTGGTCTGGTAACCCCATACTCTTTATCGCCTCGCAACGATTGATTGGTTGTTGTAGTTCTGCCGCCACTTGAATATGAATCACCCAAGTTAAGCCAAACATTTCCATCATCACGCAAAACTCTTTTTACTTCTCTAAATACTTTGACCAAGTTCTCAACAAATTCTTCAGGCGTTTCTTCTAAACCCAATTGACTGTCTTTTCTAACTGCACCACATTTCGGACATGGTTGATTATTTTTTATTGCTTCATCGTCAAAACTACCTTTTGAAGTTTTTTGCATATCCGACAGTCCACCTCTTGTTTCTCTACCAATCTTATGATCGCAGTTCTCATCACCACCTTCCCATTCAGCAGTTCCATAGTCTCTAAGACCAAAAAAAGGAGGACTTGTTATACAGGTGTTAATAGATTGATCTTCTAGATCTTTCAGCGTATCTAAGCAATTACCATGTAATATCTTAATCATCTTTTCTCATTTATTTTAAAATATATTCTTGTGTAATATCTTCTGATCAACGCCACAATTGTTAATACTGTCGCTTGAGCTACTGAGATAATAAATGCATTGTGTGTGAACATTAAACAAATCGATAGCACCAACCACACTATGGGAAAATTAATCGCCAGTCCTAAAAAGGTATCGAAGAGTGACTCTTTAAGAGCATGTTTATCTAACTTAATCATTCCAGGGCTTCTTCATTTCATTGTCAGATAAGTAATACCATGTGTTCTTCCCTGGTACATTATGAGTCTTTACTTTTTCTCCTAAATATTTTTGCACATGAGATACTGCATACCTTGCTGCTCTCTCTCCTGAAGCCAAGTCGCTTTTCTTCAATGCTTGTCTTGCCAAGAGCTCTAGTTCTTGCCTTGTATAAAACTTGCGCCTATCCATTGCTGCGGCTACCACCCTTGCTATCTCCACTTCATCAGGTGAGTCTGATGCATCGACCACTCTAAAGAAGCCTCGCTCAAAGTCAAAGTAAGCTAAATGTTGTTCAGGTTCTTTTGCATTACGTGCTTCATAAAAGACATTTATGTTTGGTTTTTTTCCTGACAACTTAACCCCAGAGTCCATCCATCCAGCGAATGCACTACCACCACGAGCCGACATAAATGAAAGATCATCTGCCCTTTGCTTGCCAGTGTGATGAGCAATGATCACAGCAACTCCAAAAAGATCTATAAGTCTATCTATTCTTGAGAGCATTTCGTGTATCTCTGAGTTAGAGTTTTCTTCTCCACTAAAAAAATTAATAATAGGATCAATCATAACTATATCAGGTTTGTGATAATCAATACTCGTTGCTATCTCATCAATGTCTTTATCTCTCATTAAATTTTTTCTTAATCTTCCAGAAGCTATTAGGTTTGACTTACCAAGATCAAGAATTTCTCCATCATGCATAAAAGGTTGATAGTACATTTCGATTCTTTTCTTTAAAAACTCATGAATAATTTCTGCTTGTAGCCACATAATTTTTAGTGGCCTACTGAATTGTGTTCCCATAAACTCTGTGCCTGTTGTAGCTGCTGATGCAAATGCACCCAACCAATGCGACTTACCAATCTTAGGCTTGCCAAGCAGTAAGACTCTTGATTGTTCAAACACAAAAGCATCTCCCCAAAACTGTTCAATTCTATCTGAGTCCATGCCTTCCCAAAAAGGATCGTTAAACATTTTAAGGCCCAAAGGATCTCTATCAGGCCTCTCTTCTTTCTTTTGTTGTTCTATTGGATCTTCTTGATCCATGATTTCTTTAAGTTCGTCTGTCAGTTGGATTTGCCATTGACTTGTATTCCATTTTAAAATACCAGTGTCGTCATCTGGATTTCTTTTAAGGTGTCCTGTGCAAATACTATTTGTTGTTTGTAAAACTTCTTGAATTGTCATCGGTGGTGTATTCGATTGATTCCAATCTAGTGCCTTGATGATAACTTCTCTCATACCCCAACCTTCAAGAATCCACTTACCAACTAACCTTGCAAGCGTATCATTTCTCATACCACTTTCTACACCATCTGTTGTCAGTGGCGTTTTATGTTCTGTGTTTGTTTTTCCTGTGTTATTGAAATCGTAAATGATTTGCATGTCTTGGCTTGATAGAGTAGGTAGGTCAGTCATGTCATCGACACTCAAACCATCTACGCTTTCAAACATATAATGATCAGATGGAGAAATCATTACATAGCCACCCTCTCCTCTGACATCAAGTCTGCCTGTTGTGTTTCTTATCTTGAGTTCAGGATTAATAGCATAGAAATAATGATAGCCACCTCTTGGTGTTTTTTGTTTAAGGGTAGTTCTTATGATTTGTCCTGATTCACAAAAGTCACATGCCTCTTGCGTATCTGCATCAAGCACCACAAAATTAACTCCTGTGACGGCTGCCCAATTACAGTTAGGGAATTGTAGATACCATTGTTTTATTTCCTTTAAATGTGGCTGCTTTTTAATATAGTCTGCCCATTTAACTCTTGGTGTTTTTGCCCAACGCCTTATTAATACTTCTGCATCTTCATATGGATGTCTTCTTTTAAAATAATCTGGGATGTCATCTGTCTTTGATCCACATGGGATTAAATGAAAGTTATTTTCATAGAAAGAAATTAACATTTCTTTTCTTTCGTTGCTGAGAATTTCTTCTCCTCTTGTGTTTAAATTTAATTCCAAGACTAACTCTTTTCTACTACACCATAAATACTTTCCCAATCAAGAGCATACCCAGTCATCTTGATTAATTTTTTTGCTTGATTGACCGAAGGTTGTCTTGTGCTGTATCTCCAGGACCTTATTGTTGATACTGAAACATTTAGATCTTTAGCGAGATTTTCTTCTCCGCGTTTTTCTATGTAATCTTTTAATTGCATCTTTCTCCTTTATATAGACGATGTGCTTCATTAAGGAGGGCGTCTTACTAAATAAGGGGGGAAGTAATAACGAACCTGAAGCACATCATATTAAATAATAAATGACATAATGCAAAAAGTAAAGAAATTTATACACAAAGAAGTTGACAATGATTTAATTATCTTTATTATAGTAGATGTATTTGTTATGGAGACAAGCCAATGAAAGATAAAACCAATTATGATTCTTATGAGTTAATTGATTTGTTGCAATTAAAGAAAACAAATTTATCATACCAATCTAAACTACGAGAAGAATCAAAAATTCTAGATGAAGCAATTGTCAAACATCCAGAAGTAAATAAATTTTCTAAAACATTATCCAATTCAGGTGGATCTAAGAGAGTTCCACTTAATGGATTAATTCCCAAAGATTTAAGAATCCACTACAAGATTAGCAAGTCTTGGGACCAGGGTTTCTTAAATGATTTATCTAAAGAACTACAAAACTTTCCATTTAAAAAAGAATTTATTGAAGATGTTCATGCTAGTTCAAAAATTAAAGAAGAAGATCCTAAGTCTTGGGAGTACATTGAAAAAGGTTTAACAACTAAAATTAATGAAAGACCCTATATATATTTCATTGATCCATTAAAAGGAAAAAGTGAATGAGTAAAAAGTCTTTAGAAGAAATTATATTTAGGAGTGCTATTTATAAAGATGCACAGGAAAATTTTTTGACAAAAGGATTACAAGGTGCAACTGAAACAATGTTAAACCTTCTTGGTGGTCAACTTTATTATCCAACTACATCTAAAGCTGCTGAAAAAAGAGAAGATACAGATTTCAATAAAATATTTACTGAAGTAGTTGCTCGTCAATTATTAGTTGATCTTAAATCAGGTTTGATGAACAACGATTTAAAAAATGTTGATATTACAAAATTAACTAACAGAAAAGAAGCCAAATGAGTAGATTTAAAGATTTTTTAATAGGCCTCACTGAAGACTCTGAATATGTTATTAATAGTTGCGAAGACTTCGATGAGTTCTGTGCAAAGATGGAAAAAATCAACCCCCATTACATGCCAAGTTTGTTATCAGATATTTGGGATGAACATATGTGTTCTCAAGAACCAAATTATACTAATTTTTATGACAGGAGCCCAAGGTGAGTCTATTGGATACTATTGAAACAGGCATCAAAGTGCCAGCAATTAAAATAAATGTAGCTGGTACTGACGGCATAGGTAAATCTACTTTTGCATCTAACGCACCAAGACCAATATTTATTAAGACAGAAGATGGAACAAACTTTATTGATGTTCCATCTTTTCAATTGTGCAAGTCATACGATGACATCGTTAAACAATTGCAAACTCTTTATGAGGAAAAACATAATTACAAAACTGTAGTGTTTGATACCACTGATTGGGCTGAAAAATTAGTTCAACAAAAAGTTTGTGAGATGCATTCAATTAAATCTATTGAGGCCCTAGGATTTGGTAAAGGTTATACAGAATCTGCTGAGCTATATAGGCGCATACTTAAAATGTTTGATTTGCTATTAGATAAAAAGATGAATGTTATCTTTCTATCTCATGTAGCAATTAGAACTTTCAATGATCCAGAGCGTGAGCCCTATGATCGTTGGGAAATGAGTTTACACAAGAAGGTATCTTCAATGATACGTGAATGGGTGGACTTCAACCTGTTTGCAAACTACGAGGTATCAACTCGTACTAGCGGACAGGGCTTTAAAGAAACAACCAGAGGCGTGTCATATGGCAAGCGAAAGTTATTTCATAAATTCACCGCAGCTTTTGATGCTAAAAGTCGAGTTGACCTGGGCAATGCTCCATTAGATCTTGATTGGAATGCATTCATAACTGCTTTCAAAGAATCATTAAAATCTAAAATGAAGGAGAAATAAAATGTCGGATGACTTATTTAATTTAAACTTGACTGATGTTGAAGACGACACTGGATCAATTGGGCCCATGCCAGCCGGAGACTATGAATTGGTAGCTTGGTCATGGGAATCTAAAAATAGTAAAAAAACAGGCCATAAAATGCTAAGTGTAACTTATGAGGTTGTAGGACCAAAGTATGCTGGTAGAAAAATTTGGGAAAACTTTATGCTTGAAGGCAATGGTCTAAATGTTTCTAAAGGAAAGCTTCGTAACTGGAGAAAAGCCATGAGCATGAATCCTGATATGGAAGCTTTTGGTTTAGAGGATCTTGAAAGCATGATGAATGTACCTTTTAATGCAACTCTTCGTGTAGAAGAGGGAACAGATAAAGGCGATGGTACTAAGTGGGAAGACAAAAATGTTATCGCTAGGTTTTTAGTTGGTACTGTGTCTTCCACTTCACCAGCTCCAGCACCTAATGCTGATGCATCAACAGAAGAAGATCCTTTTGATTGGGATAAGTAAATGGATTTCATCACAGAGTTACATAATCAGGTCGACCTATTAAAAGGAGAGAGTAATTCTGTTGATGAGATAATCGAGCGAGCAGCTAAAGTTATGCAAGACCTGGGATATGCTTTGGCTACTCCTCGCCTTATTAAAGATAATGTAAAATATTATTTAAGAGAAAGTAATTGGGATAATTATAACTCAATTAATAAAAGTCCGGGGGCGAATGTTTGCAGTGGTGATAGCTGAAGAAGCATTTAATTCACTATCTTTTGATTGTTCAATCCCGGCATTTTTTTGGAGAAAAAATATGACGATAGATAAAAGAGAGGCCAAAGCTCTCGTAAATGTAATAGAATCTTTATTAGATTCTTTAGACAAAACTTTTGATAGTTTGCCTGCTAATATAGATCAAAGGGTAAAAGATGCTAAACTAACATTATTAAATGTAAATATTGAAAATGAAAGACAACGAAAATTCCTTAGAATCTTTAGATAAAAAAACCTGCGATCAAGTAACGCATGATATGCAAATATGCATGGACGACTGGTCAAAAAAAGACCTAGATACAAGAGCCGCTATAATTACTCTCACAAGATTCTGTGTTGAATTATCGTTTAAATTTTCACACACCCCCTATGATGCTATGCAATTACTATCTACAGTAGTAATGGATAATCTAGAATCTTACGAACATGAAGAGTTAATACAGCTTTTGACACAATCACGTGATCAAAAGGTAACTATTCATTGAATCTTAGATATTACCAACGCAACGCAATAGATGCTCTTCATAAATGGTTTGAAGCCAAACCAGAGGGACCAGCATTAATTTCTTTACCAACAGCCTCTGGTAAAACAATTATATTTTCACACTTTATTAAAGAGGTGTTTAATAAAAATCCTAACGCCAGGTTTCTTATCATGGCCCACAGAAAAGAACTTGTTGCTCAAGCTGAAAGCAAATTAAAATCTGTATGGTCTACTGCACCAGTGGGTGTGTTAGCGGCTGGAATGAAACGCTTTCAACACAATGCTCAAATACTTATCGCTAGTCGAGATACTTTGGCATCACCAAAGCGATTAGAAAAAGTTGGCAAGTTTGACTATATGATCATTGATGAAGCACACAATGTGCCACCTAGTTCTCTAACTCGTTATAAGAAAATCATTGACACTTTATCAAAACGCCAATCCATGAAAGTCATGGGTTGTACTGCGACACCTTATCGTATGGGTCAGGGTTACATCTATGGCAAACGTAAAGATCATTTCTTTAAAGGTCTTGCTTATAGTGTATCTATCCCGGAGCTGATCCAAGCAGGTTACTTGTGCCGATTGTCTGCCTTTGCTGTTAATGAGAAAGCAATCATTGATGCTGGTCAAGTAAGCTTAAAGTTTAAGAATGGAGACTTCAAAGAAAAAGAATTAGAAAGTGTAGCAATGGTTGATGAAACCATTATTGAAGTTATAAATGATTGGATTGATAATGCTTATACAAAAGGCAGAACAGCTTCGGTTTTCTTTTGTGTTTCTGTTCTCCATGCACATAAGATGACTCAGTATTTGCAGCAATATGGAATTAATGCTGCTGTAGTTACTGGGGAAACGCCCAACCCAGAAAGAGATAAAATTCTTGCAGACTTTGAGCTCGGCAAGATACATGCTCTTTGTAATGTTGGTGTTTTAACTGAAGGCTGGGACGCTCCGAGGACAGATTGTATAGCATTGTTACGTCCAACACAAAGCATTGGATTATATGTCCAGATGTGTGGTCGTGGAATGAGATTGCATAATAAAAAAGATAATTGTTTATTGCTTGACTATGGGGAAAATATAGCCCGCCATGGTTGTTTAGATGAAGTAGAGCCTGGGGAAAAACTTCCTGGAAAATATCACCCTAAAATTTGTGCGTCTTGTAATGCCATTAACTCGCCATTTGCTAAAAAATGTATTGAGTGTGATCAGATCTTTGAATCAAATCAATCAAAAGTTTTGTGGACCAAGAAAGAAAGGGAAGTAGCAAGGCGTACGAAGGCTGAGAAGCAAGCTGTTTTATCAGATGAAAGGAAAGCATCAATTCCTAAAAACAAACCCATCACAGACATCTATGCGTCTGTGGTTGTATCTAAAAATGGAAGTGAGTATTGTCAAGTTATATTCACAATCAAGGATGAGTTCTTTCCAAAGAAGATGCCATTAATGTTTGGCCATCCAACTGCACACAATATGGCAGTGCGTAAATGGAAAAAAATTACTACCAAATGGGGGTCACCAAGTCAACCCTGGATGGCTGCTGAATTAATTAATAATGGTGCATTTGATACAATATCTGAGATCATAGTGCAAAAACAAGGCAAGTATGAGAATGTTGTTGGAATTAAAACTAAACAAAATGAGAATATAGATTTATGAAAGATATTAATCACTTGTTAGATGATGTTGAATTAAAACAAAAGAGACGCCAAAGATTTTATTTAGGCATTAGTCAGATAGGTAATCCAAATCAACGTCTTTTGTGGATGCAATTTAGGTGGCTTATACCTGAAGACATGGGGGCTAGAATTTTAAGGCTGCTTGATCTAGGCAACGTAATTGAAAATGATCTAATTAAAAAGCTTAGAAATATTCCTGGTGCTCAGATCTTTAATCTTGATACCAATGGCAAACAGTTTGAGACACAAGCATTAGGTGGCCACGTTAAAGGGCATATCGATGGCGTGGGTCAAAACTTTCCAGGGATTGATACTAAAGATCAATTCTTGCTAGAGTTCAAGACAGCCAACGACAATCGTTTTAACAACCTATTAAAACTAGGTAGTTATTGTGAATGGTCAGAAGAATACGCTGCTCAATTACATTTATACATGGGCCTGTTTAACTTTAAGCATGCTATAGCTATTGTTTATAATAAAAATAATTCTGATTTATATACAGAGATAATTAAATATGACAATGATGCTTTTAATTCTTTAATGGAGAAAGCAGAAAATATTTTATTAGCAGAAATCCCCCCAGATAATTACATACCAGAAACAGATTACCGAATCAAAAGCTACATGACGCCAGGCCAACAAGCTCGTTATCTAGGAAAAGCATTGCCGCCAAAGACTCATTGTAGATCTTGTAGGTTTGCTAAAGTTGATATTGATAAAGGGGATGCACACTGGCATTGTATCCAGCACGATAGAAAGATTAACGAAGACAGACAAATCAAAAGTTGTTCAAGACATAATTTTATACCCGAGTTGATACCCGCTCATGTCATTGAAAAAGATGACGATATGATCTTGTATGAGAAAGACAAGATTAGATTTGTTAATGTTGCAGAGAACCTTAACACTCCGGGCGAAAACTTTTTTTCTAGCAAAGAATTAATTGAGGTGGTGAACAGTGGATTCCCAGAGGATATATTAAAGACTTGCGATAATGTAAAGAAGTTATTTAATGGATCATCTATTGCAGAAATTAGACCCTGGGTTGAAAACCGGCCACCTTTCTAATGAATGTCAAATTACCTTTGGATGTTTACTATTCAAAGAAAAAGAAGTTCATATTAAATTTAAACAACTATAGAAATGCACACTATAGAGTGTTAGCCCTAGCAAAAAAGATATACTCAGAAGATCTAGTGACTAAGATACAAGACTTACCTAGGTTTTCTGACCCGGTTAGATTGACATACATATATTATGCTAGAAGTAATAGAAGATTAGACATTAGTAATCCATGTTCTGTTATAGATAAGTTTGCTTGTGATGCTTTGGTTAAAGCACGAATTATAGAAGACGATAACTTTAATCAAATAAAGGAAGTTGTCTATAAGTTTGGTGGGGTTGACAAAGACGATCCAAGATGTGAGTTGGTGATAGATATATTCTAGGGTGTGCCGTATAGTTTCCTTTCTTCTTCTGCTCTAAGAGCTTCTCTTGCTCTTTCTTTTGCTGCTCTTTCTTTTGCTCTTATGTCTGGTGTTAAAAATTTACCAGTTAAATCTTGAGTTAATCCCTTACGAGCCATATCAAACATTCCCTTGTAGACTGGTTGAGGAACTCCTATCTTACCAATCCTTGATTGTGTAACTAGATCTCTGTCTACTTCAATTGGTCGGAAGATTCCTTTCATGACATCTTGATAGTTGGCAACATTAGCATTTTTTAATTCTTTTTCTATCTCTCTTTCAGTCAACCCCAATATTCTTGAATCTTCTATGCTTGTGTATAAATCTCTTAATACTCTATATCTGTCTTCGTTTTCATTTATATAAGCTTGTAAAAATTGTTCTGCTGTTTTTGGCTCATGTATTCTTAATAATCTATTAAACTCATTAGTTGTATCTCGTATTGCTCTCGTGGCTTCCCAACCTCGATATTTTAAAGTTCTTTGTATTTGAGGTTTTACAACTTTGAACCCAGTAAATGCTTGGACCATTGTTTCAGCTACATCAATTTCCTTTCCATACCTATCTAATATTTTTTGATCATCGCCTTTTTTATTGGTGCTACCAAATACAGCCCTTGTAAAATTTTTAGGTGTTAGCCCTGGTGGAGCAATTCCTACTATTCTTTTATCAAATGGGTCTGTGTGTATTCTATATGGGCTAATTGTTGGAATTGCTGTGTCTACAAAATGAAGAAAACCTTTTGCGAATCTTAATCCGTCACTATCACCCTCGTTCCATATTCTTTTACCAGTTAATGTTTGTCCTTCCCGTGCATCAAAGACAGCTTGTAAAGCAAAAGCTGGCTCAGCAAAACTTTGTCCCAACTCGGCGATCGCTCCCCAAGATGAATCATTTAATATTTTTAGTAAAGATTCTTCATCTCTGTTACCACTGGCAATCTCTTGAAAGACTCTGTTGATTGGTCGTTTTATATAATCATAAGGGTTCATATAACTAAAATTAAACATTTGAGTTGGGTTACCATGTCTATCAGATGCGATAGGTATTAATGTTCCTGTTCTATCCCAAGGAGCCCCATTTCTTTTATAAGCTTCTATTTTTTCTTTTGTAACTCCAGTCAATGCCATGCCTAAACTTGTTAATGCTGTTCCGGTTAGTGATGCAGTTGTCACTGCACCAGTTACTCTTCGCATACCAATTTTTTGTAATTCTGTATTACTGCTTGCTAATTCTTTTATGCCCCTACTTAAAGCATTGCTTGTATTTCTTATAATTTCTGCTGGAAAAGCAACAAAGTTACCTAAAGGAGATTGTCTTACTAACTTTCCTGCAAATGGAACAATCCTTTGATAGTTTTGCACAGTGTTTAAGGTAATTTCTCCAGCTTCAGATCTAGCAAATTGTTCTAATGCTTCTTGACCATATCTATCAATAATGTCTTGTGGTTTAATGACTGCGCCACCTCTAGATCCTTCTATTAAATCTGCAAATCTTGTCATGTTTTTTGCTGACTCAATTGGAACAACCGAACCTGGTTCATTTACAAGGGCTTTAATCATCCTATCTTTTTCGCTTAGATAATTAAATACACGACCAGCATCATCAGTCATGCCATAAGTTTTTTCAAAAAACCTCATACCAGATTTGTCAGCAGCCCTTCCTACCTTAGAAACAAATCCACTTCTTTCAGCTGCAAGTTTTGCAATCTCTAAAGTTTCACCAAGTCGAGCACCACCTTTTTGGATAATACCCTCTTCCATAAATTCTCGTATTTTATCTTTTCTTAATACTCTTGTTTTTGGATTTAATAAACCTGAGAAGCTTGTTTGAACTGCATCAACAAATCTTCCAGTGCTACCAAGGTTTCCATTTAATAATGAAAAGAAAGGAATACTGGTAAAGTTTCTTACTTGTGCGCCAGGAGATAAAACTGTTTTACCATATTGTGATCCAGCTTTAACAGCAAGCATACTTGTATACATTCTTCCCCAAATAGAGGTCTGTGATATCATGTCTG